CCAGGGCGCGGCATCTGCTACAGGCTGGCGGGGCGCGGCATCTGCTACAGGCTGTCAGGGCGCGGCATCTGCTACAGGCGACCAGGGCGCGGCATCTGCTACAGGCTGGCAGGGCGCGGCATCTGCTACAGGCACGGAAAGCGTTGCTGCTGCGCTCGGCATTGATAGTAAAGCTAAAGGCGCTTTAGGATGCTGGATTGTGATTGCAGAATGGGAAAGCGACGAGAAATTTAACTGGCATCGTAAAGATGTGCAGTGCTTTAAAGTTGACGGTGAAAACATCAAGTCCGATACCTGGTACAAGCTGAAAAACGGCGTGCTTGTGGAGGTGTCCAAATGACCAGCTTTTGGGGCCATCAAGATAACCCATTCCCGCCTGACGAACCCCGCCACCCCCACTGCCCGGTATGCGGAGATGAATGCATCATCATTTATAAGCAAGGCAACGAGGTTCTTGGATGTGAGAACTGCATCACCCAGAACGACGCTTGGGAAGAACCTGCCTGCATGGAGGATGACAGATGACACAATTGGAAAAAGCGAATATTGCGCTACAGTTATACTCGCAGCTTTTATCGGTAGCAAAAATTGTAAAGTATGTGGCTAATCACCCACGAATCTACAGCTTAACAGGATTTGGAGCGACTTTGTCTAGCCTTACAAAAGAGGAAATTGAAGCGCTGGAAGATGCTTTTAAGCTGCGCTTTTTTTCCAGCGGCAGTCGCCGCAACATGACAATTTTTACGTTCGTGAATGGTGAATACATTGAAAAGCCTGTAGTTCGTGCCGTTCCGTTGGAGCACACCTGCCCGCCGGAGTGCTACCGCATCCACCTGACCACCCCAGACCCGGAAGGAGAAGCAATCTAATGAGCATCTATGAAACCCTGTCCAACATTCAAGTGGAACTCAAAGCCCCCAAGAATCTCTATAACTCGTTCGGTAAATATAAGTACCGCAACGCAGAAAGCATTCTCGAGGCCGCAAAGCCTCTCTGCGCCAAGCATGGCTGCACCCTGACCGTCTCGGATGAAGTCATTCTCATTGGCAGCCGGTACTACATCAAGGCCACCGCCACCGTGCAGGATAAGGACGGCAACGCCGCCAGCACCACTGCCCTCGCCCGCGAAGATGAGACAAAGAAAGGCATGGACGGCGCACAGATCACCGGCACTGCATCCAGCTATGCCCGAAAATACGCCTTGAACGGCCTGTTCTGCATCGACGATACCAAAGATCCCGACACAAATGAATACCACAACCAGACCACAGAAGACCCCCAGGAGGTCACAGCATCGCCAGAAGTTACCACACAGGTCGTAAAGGACATGGCAACAACTACGCTGGCAGGATATGCACAACGAACTGGTAAGGACAAAAAGACAGTCCAAACAGAAGCAAAGGCCTTTATTGGCAAGTTGTTTAAGGACTTCACAGATGATGATTGGCGCAGCGTTGCAAAGGAGTTTGAACACAGAAAATGAAGCAACAAATCTCCATCAAACAGGCCGTTGTTATCGGCAACACAATCACGCTGGAATGTTCCCCGGCTGATTGCGATAAAGTCCGCGCTGTCATCGACGAAAACAAGCCCCTTGCCGCCGTCATCGGAACGGCCACGCAAAAGCGCAGCCTGTCTGCCAACGCTTATGCTTGGACGCTCATGAATCAGCTTGCCGCCAAAATCAACCGCCCTGTACTGGACATCTACCGCGATTTGATACGCGACATCGGCGGCAGCTCTGCTATTATCACCATTTCAGCCCCCGCCGCTAAGGCGTTTAAGGTCGGCTGGGAAGCGAAAGGCGATGGCTGGCAGGTGCATAAGTTGGACGAAATGGCAACCCCGCAGGGAGCGTTCTACACCCTGCAATGCTGGTACGGTTCCAGCGTGTTTGATACATTCCAGATGCACCGCCTGATTGAGCTGATTGTGCAGGAATGCCAACAGCAGAGCATTCCCACCATGACCCCGGAAGAAATCGCAAAACTGAAAGGACTGACAGACGATGCGCCGACCGACGCACAATGAATACGGCATTCAGCTTGACCGAAACGGGTATGCGCCATCTATTATGCCAATTGATGGGTTTAAATGCTACAAATGCCAGCAATGGAAACCGACCGAGCGTCATGAAATCTTTTTTGGAAGCGGGAGCAAATACAATGGCCGCCGCGATAAAAGCAAGCAATACGGGCTTTGGGTTCCTCTGTGTGCAGATTGCCATAGAAACGCGCCTGACGCTGTACATAACTGTGCCGCTACGCGGCTGTGGCTTGAACAAGATGGACAACGCCATGCAATGGCCTACTATCACTGGACGGTGTCTGACTTTCGCCGCCGCTTTTACAAAAACTATCTCGACTAAAGCAGAAAGGAATCAAAATGGAAAACCAGTTTATTCCGTTGATTGAGCGTGAAACAATCATTACCTACAACGAGAAAGAAAAGACGGCCAACGTGTACACAACGAACAAGGCATTGTGCGCCAAACTCAAAGGCATGGCTTTAGAATACCCGGACTTGGTTAAATTTGTAAGAGAGCATCGGGACGGCGCACTTGAATACACTGTACCCAAGAAAAGTATTAGGGTGAACAAGCCCATTATTTTAACCGATGAACAACGAGAGAAAAGACGCAAGTTAATGAACTCTGCTAGAAACTAAAAGGAGCGTATGACTAACCTATGTTGAATGTTGTTGCTATTATTGGCCGCATGGTCAAAGACCCTGAACTCAAAACCACGAACAGCGGCAAGTCCGTCTGTTCTTTCCGCATCGCCAACGATTCCGGCTATAAGGATGCCAGCGGCCAGAACCAGACCAACTGGCTGGACGTTACTGCCTGGGGCAAAACCGCAGAGTTTGTCTGCAAATACTTCCCCAAAGGTGCGCTGATCGCCATTGATGGCCGCTTGCAGACCCGCCAGTATCAGGACAAGAACGGCCAGAATCGCACAGCGACCGAAATCGTGGCCCAGAACGTGAATTTCTGTGGAAGTAAGGAAAGTACCAGCCCCGCCCCGCAGAACGCCGCACAGCGCCCCGCAGCCCCCTCACAGCGCACGCAGGGCGAACCAGATGCAGACTACGCCCCGATTGACGATGACGAGGGCGACCTTCCCTTTTAATTTTTGAAAGAAAGACAGGTGATGCACCGTGACACAATGTGATAGAATCCTTCGCCACTTAGAGAGCGGCGGCAGCTTGACCGCTGCACAGGCCATGCAGGAGTACGGCATCTACCGCCTTGCTTCCCGCATCAATGATCTGAAAAAGCGCGGCGTACCCATCCAAAAGCGAACGGTAAGCAGCAAGAACCGCTACGGCGAAAAAGTCAGCTATGCCGAGTATTACATGGAGTGTTGAAAAATGGCAAATGAGGGCTTCATCAAGCTGTACAGAAAAATGCTCGAATGGGGCTGGTATGATGACGGCCCCACTAAGGACGTGTTTATCCACCTTCTGCTGATTGCCAGCTATGAGGATAAAGCGTATCGCGGCATTGCTTTGGAGCGCGGTCAGGTCGTTGCAACTGTAGCAGAAATCAGCAAGCAGACCGGTTTATCACGCCAACAAATCCGCACTGCAATTTCCAAGCTAATTTCAACCAGTGAAGTAACCACATCAAAAGAGGGCAAATATACCGTATTTACGGTAAAAAACTACTCTGATTACCAAGTGGCCAACCAGAACAGCAACCAACAAGCAACCAACGAGCAACCACTTAGCAACCACTTCTCTAATACTAAGAAGGTAAGAAGTAAAGAATATACCCCCTATAATCCCCCACAGGGGGACGAGGGTGTGTCCGTTCCAAAGCGGTTTGTCCCCCCTACGCCGGAAGAAGTCAATACCTATTGCCGGGAACGAAACAACGGCATTGACGGCAGCGAGTTTTGCGACTTCTACCAGTCGAAAGGCTGGCTTGTCGGCAAAAGCAAGATGAAAGACTGGAAAGCCGCCGTTCGGACATGGGAGAAAAGCCGTAAGACAGTTACTCCGCCTAAGCCCGAAAGGAAGTGGATTTGATGGCAGTAACACCAGAACAATGCGTTATCGGCGCGATGGTTTATCAGCCGTCCAGCATCCTATACTGCATCGACCACCTGAAAGCCGATGATTTTGCAGACGGCTCCTGCGCAGCTGCTTTTGCTGAGATCAGGGATATGTACACCCAGCGTGGTTACTTCGGCAAGGACGATTATGTTCTGATGAAGAACCGAGACACCGTTTTGTACTGCATGCAGGTTCTTCCGAGCATTACAGGATACCGAAAATTCGTCGCCGCTGTCCGCAATGCCTCTATCTGCCGCAAAGCGGCCGCTCTGGGGCTTGAAATTGCAACATCCGATAAATCAGTCGATGAACTCCGCGGCCTCTCAGCAAGGCTCTCTGACGTTCTCACAGAGGACTCCGTTGATGACCGCTGTATGACGATTGCCGAAGCAGCAGGCCGCTGGCTGAAAGAACAGAACGACAAGGCCGATCACAGCATCAAAACCGGGCTGGCCCCGTTGGATAAGAGAGTCAATATCCGCATGGGCGATATGCTGGTAGTCGGCGGCAGACCGTCTGCCGGTAAAACAGCGCTGGGCCTGCAGCTTGCAATCCAGTTCGCCAGGCAGGGCAAGCAGGTTTGCTTTTTCTCCTACGAGACAAATCAGGTCAGCTTGTTTGATAAGCTGATTTCCTGTTTTGCCCTCATCCCGTTTGAGGACATCATCAAAAAGCGCCGCGCCCCGCAGGACGAGGAATACGCCAAAGCATGCGAGATGGTCAGCCGGCTTCCCATATGGCTGATTAACGCAGGCGGGCAGAGCGTTTCGTGGGTATCCGCCACAGCTGCCTCCAAAAAGGCGGACGTTGTGATTGTGGATTACTTACAGCTGATTCCCGGCAGAGGCAGTAGTCGGTACGAGGTTGTCACCAATATTTCGATGCAGCTGCACACAATGGCGCAGACTACGGGCCGTCTTGTGGTAGCGCTCGCACAGATCAATCGTGGCGGTGCCGATGCACCAAAGGTGCAGGATTTAAAAGAATCCGGCCAGATTGAGCAGGACGCAGATGCCATTATCCTGCTTGGAAAAGGTGAGGAAGAGTATTATTTCAGCCTTGCCAAAAACAAGCGCGGCATCACCGGCGATTTACACATTACATTCGATGGAAATTATCAGAGATTCAGCGAGGTGACAGATTGTGAGTAATGATAAATTTCAGCTCATTTACGCAAGAGCCGAAGTGCGAATGACAATTGACAAGCTGAACGATGCCATTTCAAGCCTTGAATCGGCAAAGCAATTGCTGCAGGAAAATGAAAAGCGCTTGACGATTGCGTTTGATGGGACAGAGAATCCGCCAGAATGGCCCGACTTTAAGGAAAGAATCGAAAACGCAAGCGTTGAGATTGGCGCGTTTCTTAATAGCCGTCACGCTGAGATGATAGATTCAATTCTTGAAGAAGAGGGGTTGAGAGATGACCCGCTGTGAAATTATCACCTACTCCCGATCTACCGGTGATGTTCGGCATTCTTCTGCCAACTACCATACGCGGACGGCAGCCGAAAAGGAGCTGCAAAAGGCAGGCTTTACCCAAAACCCGCGCCTGCCGGACATCTGGTACAGCGAGAAGTACTACGCGAAAGTCAAGGAGATAGCACCGTGAAAGTATTAGTTGCCTGCGAAGAATCGCAGACGGTTTGCAAGGCGTTCCGGGAACGCGGACATGAAGCGTACAGCTGCGACATACAGGAACCGTCGGGAGGACACCCGGAATGGCATATTTTAGGCGATGCCCTAAAGGCCGTTGATGGGGGGCAAATCACAACGATGGACGGTGTGACGCATGACATTGGAAAGTGGGATTTGCTGATTGCGCATCCGCCCTGCACATATTTGACCGTTGCTGGGAACAGATGGTTCAGCATTGAAAAATACGGCGATAAGGCAAGAAAAAGAGCCGAAAAGCGGGAACACGCTGTTGCGTTCTTTATGTCTTTTATTAACGCTCCCGTTGGAAGAATCGCAGTTGAAAACCCTGTCGGATATATGTCAAGGCGTTTTCGTAAACCAGACTGTATTATTCAACCGTTCCAGTTCGGAGAGCACGCCCGAAAAGCCACATGCTTGTGGTTAAAAAATCTGCCATCTCTTACCCCAACGAAGATAGTTGACCCGGGTGAAATCCTTCCAGGCGGGTTTAGCGTAGGTGCCTCTGCCTGCTTCGCAACAGATGAAGATGGTAAAATTTTAGGTTGGGATGACCCAAGAACCGCAAAAGCCAGGAGCAAGACCTTCCCCGGGATTGCAACTGCAATGGCAGAACAGTGGGGTAGCTTATGATCCAAAAATATATTATCTCCCTGCCCCCTATCACAAAGAAGAACTCACAGCAGATACTCACCAACCAACGCACGGGCAAGCCGTTTATCGCCCCCAGCAAGCAGTACAAGAAGTACGAACAGGCCGCCATGTGGTATCTCACCCCAAAGCCGAAAGACCCGCTGTCAGGTCGTTACCGCGTCGCCACGGTGTTTTACATGCCGACTCGCCGCAAAGTAGACCTCACGAACTTGCTCGAAGCCTGCCATGACACGCTTGTAGCCGCCAAAATCCTTGCAGACGACAACAACACCATCATCGCCAGCGTAGACGGCTCCCGCGTGATGTATGACAAAGCCAATCCACGCACAGAAATTTTTATTGAGGAGATGCCGGACGATGAACAGCCCGTGTAAAGACTGCCAAGACCGCCATGCGCACTGCCACAGCGCCTGCAATCGCTACGGCGAGTATGCGGCCATGTTTGAGAAAATCCGCGCACAGCGGCTTGCAGATGCCGCAGCGGACGCGGCAGATGCAGAGCGCGGAATTAAGATCCGCCGAGATGTCAGAAAATACGGATTATACAAAACAGGAAAGAGTTGAAAGACGTGAAAGCAAGATTACACCCTACCCCGGCATTGCAGAAAGCCGTTGACGAATATGCCGAAGAAAAAATCAAGGACATTCAATCACGCGCCTATGAAGCGGTAATGAAAGAGCGCAACGACATTGCCACAAGGGCAACATATCTTTGCTTGCTGGCCTGTTATCAGGCAGGTTTATCCCGCCGGACATTGGTTAAAATCCAGAATTACATGACCGGTCCGGTGGCCGACAAATACAATGAGTACCGCAACGACCAGCTTGCAGACCTTTGGGCACAGGTAACACTACAGGGCATCGGCATTGATGCCAAAAAGACGGAGGAGCCGCTATGACAGTCTCTAAATTCTGCAAGAAATGCGGCAAGATGATGTGGGACGTGCAGCCCTGCAAGCGGTTCTGCGATACTTGCATAAAAGAAAAAGCGAGGCAAAAGGCAAAGCTGAACTACGAGAAAAAGAAAGCGCAGCAGCAAGGCGTTATTTCTGCAATGCAGGCAAAAAAGCCGGATAAAAAGGCAGCACTGAAACCCCGCATCAAAT